TAATTACGCCGTAATCATTTTTTTCTTCGGTGTTGAAAAATAATCGCTGACCGTAACAAAGTGATTTTGTAAATTCATTCATATCAGCCGGGACAGGATAATACTTTCTTTTAATCCTGATTTGATCCGGCACATCCAACTGGCAAAGCCCATCAGACAAAGAACCGTACTCAGACGTGTTTAGGATCATCTCCTTTAACGTCAGTTTATGGATGGGTATTAATTTATGTGCCATATCGAAGTACCCCTATAACGATTCGTAATCGTTTCCATGAACCTATAACGGCCAGCATCAATCAGGTGATCGAATCCGTCAATCGGAATCCCAGCCCGGCGGTCATCCCACAGGTAGTTATTCATTTCTTTCGCAAGGTCTGTGGAGTCTTCTGTAATTACCATTTCGTAATCCTGCATCAACCTGAGTGCTTCCGATACAGTCCATTTCGTTTTATCAACCGGACGGATATTAAAGTATCGTTTCAGTTCGGCAATCATCCGGGCATCAGCACAGTCAGCAGTAATCAGGTCGTTACGGGTGCAATGACTTCCAATAAGTTGCCGGAGTTTTTCCGGTGTATTCCCTGACTGATAAATCTTCTGATCCCAGTACATTATCCGCCGTTTATGATCGAACGCCGTTTTGACCATTGCATCAGGATCATTAAATCCGAAGTCCAGACCGAAGCTAAAAGGTAGGTTATTATCAAACTCCCCATATCGCCAGTTCTGGAAGATTGCCCCTTCCAATTTACCTGTAAGCCCTTCCCCGTAAACAGTCCACCAGTACGGAGAATTTCTGTGCCGGAGTATGGATTCAATAATTCGCTGATCAAGAAAAGGATTGTCCCGGTATGTGGAATGAATATATGCGCAGTCCTGCATACTGTTTTTCATCAGTTCATCATGTACCCAAAATTCTGCAACCGGGTTAAAGTCAATAAATGCAAACCATTTCGTTCTGATCTCAAGCTGATCAAAGATGTCGTATTTAATTCCGTATGCTTCATTGATAAAAAGAATATCCCGTCTGGCTCCCTTCATTCGTTCAGCTTTGTCCCCTGAAAAGAACTCAATCATGTTTGTCCCGATCTTATAACTGTTATCTGAACGGTTATGATTTGATTCAGAATACAGCCCGTCGGTCATCAGGATATGAAAGAAGTCACGCATGGCACCACGTTTCAGGTGTGGGTACGTTTCAGCGACAATCGAAATGATAAGGTTATCCCGGATATGACACAGGCTGATGATATTTTGCAGAATGGAATATGTCTTTGATGATGATGTCCCGCCCTGATTTATGATGAACCGTTTATGCTGTGCAACGGCCTCAAGATTTTTCCGATAGACCGGGGTTACTTTCATTCAACATCTGTATTGAATTATTTATACGTTCCTGTTCTTCGGGATTCATTGGTTGCACTTTCAATTCTGGAATCTGTATCGTCTGTTCGACCTGATCCTTAAAACCAAGATATTGTTTTGATAACCATATACCCATTGTAACATTACCATCCATTGCCTGATTAAACAGTTGTGCCCGTAATAATTCTTTCCCTTCTGCTTTCTTTTGTTCAGAAAAAACCGTAAAATCTATATTATTATCTTTTTTACATCTTGTATAAAATGTATCAACAGAGATTCCAAGTATCCCAGCTATCCCTGTCGCAGAACATTGAGCCTGAAGGTATCGGCCAACTTTTTTCCAGTCGATTATAGCTTTCGGACGGCCGGGGCGTGGATTACGTTTTATTTGTGTTTTCATTTAGATATATTTCAGCGATTGCCATAATACCGTTATCAGATTTTTCTTTTCGGAATCTGATCATATTTATATCATTCATCTTGTTAATCAGTTCAAGCATTAAACTGAAACGAACCTGATCTTCCGATATAAGTTCAATGGTATTTCCCGGATAGGATTGTGAGCAAGTGATTTTATTCATTATGAATTTCTTTATAAAGTTGCTGGAGTTCGACACTTTTAATTTCCTTCATTTTCTTTAATGTCATCCCGTAGTTGTTTACGGCTGGTAGGTTATCCCAATCAAGATCAGGACGACGAATTAAGGGAGTTTTAAAGCACCGCCACGAATCTTTTATGACGTGTTGCGGTCTGCCATACCTGTATCTTGTTGTAACGTATTCCGGCCACATAGCTTCGAGTGACCGAGCCATTTTCAGGCGGCCGTCTGCTTTATACAGATCATCAGTATTGCCGCCTTTAAGTGTCATTGTGCGCATTTTTTTAATTAAGAACGCATTGAATAATACAGTACACATATTATTCGTTACTACCTGAAGGCAAATATCTGTATCATCATTGTAATAAAGTCGCCATTTATAAGGCATCCGGTTACTAATCAGGGAAGCAGAATAAACGTGACAGTTTAATTGATACGGCGGCATTTTCCCTGTATCTGGTGCAAACATTTCATAATTCATTCCGGAAATACCAATATTCGTATAACGATCTGTGAAATCTTCACAGGCACGAATAGCAATCCCGGCATTACAGCGAATCCGTTTTGTCTGGTAACGTCTGTAAATCCAACGGATATTATCATCAAATTGCCAATGGCAATCAAATCCATTCTTTATACTGTGTTCCCTGATCCAAAGTCTTGATCCGAGTAATTTTAAATTGTTTTCAGGAAGTAGTAGTAAAATATCTGATCCGAATACTTTTTTATAATTATCATATTCAGCAGGTTCGACAACAATTTTAAAATCAATCCCATCTTCAATAAAGAATTTAGCAGTAAAACAAAAATTCGCCCGGCCTTTGGATGGGATATAAACAGGATATCGGGGGAGTATTTTCATTCCTTTTCGACGAATTTAATTGAGTTCATATCCCTGCGTTCCTTATCCGGCCACCATGCCGCCCAAGTCTGGCTATTGGATTCAAATTTTTTGCTGAACTTTAGTTTTGTCAGTTCAGAAAATTTATCACGATCTTCGGGAGTTCTGAAATAAATATTTATTGTTACTGGCTTTTCACCGGGGACATATTCAGGCATTCCTTTCCATTCATCCATAGCATTTATTTCATCTGCCTTATCATTATCAATAAATGGCAATTCCATTCCCCAGCCGATCAATTCCGCTTCGTCCCATTCATTCGCCAGAGCATCCCAATCAGGTTCACCGAACGGGATATTATCCTTTATGATGTACCGTTTAAGTTTTTCAAGTGGCGTATCTTCCGGGAGAATTTTACACAGCGTTTCCTTGAATTTTAATTCCCGGCAGACAGCCAGACGTTGGTTCCCGGCAATGACGACGAATTTTTCCCCGGAAGGAAAAACAAGCAATTCACGAAGGTCGAGCATTTCGGGATCTTCCTCGATGGATTGTTTCAGCTTTTTGTATCGGTAATCTTTTATGAATCGTGGATTTTTCGGAACACCTTCGATCTGTCCCGTGTTATTTTCCAGCTTTGAGATTGGAATGATTTGGGATTTTACTCGCATGATCTGACGATTTTTTTCCAAAGATATGTTTTATTTTGAACTGACAACATATTCATCAATTTATATATGATAATATGACAGTCCTATAACTTATTCATACTCAATTAAAAACATTATCTTTTGGGAGTAATATAATTATATGGGTGAAAATTAGAATCGCTTAAAATCGTTACTAAATCGGTCTACATTAAATCAACAAAGTTATTAACAATTATGAAAAATAGTTGTGTTTTTGTGTACTCATGTTAATATAACATATTATATTTACATCATCAAACAAACACAAAAGGTTCTTTGACATTCTGATTTCCCTGATTCCCGGATGCTCGAATCAAAATCGCCGGGTTAGCTGGTTAAGTTTTTTTCACCAGTCCTCCAAGTCCAGAAATCAGGTTAATAAAAAAACTGACGGTGTCTTGAAGTTAACGGGGTTCGTTACCCCGCACCGTCACCAATTTAATTTACTAATTTAATATTTACCATTATGAAAAAACAAATTTCAGTTCAGGAATTAAAAGATTATTTCTTGACAAATTACGGTTACATTTCCCTTAAATTATCTGATAAGCAAATTTATAATGAACTTAAAAGATATAATTTTATGGGGTTCAGTATTAAAAAATCAGCAGATTTATTGGCTGATTATATTGTTTCACAAGGTTTAGGAGAAGTGCAAGAATAACTAATTTAATACTTACAAAAATGAAAACATTTACATCAACAGATTTAAAAACATTCCGTGAATACGTTGCATGGCGTGGTTATGCAGTCGTTCGGGCATGGGGAATTGATAACGACGGCTTTTATGCTTATATAAAAGGTCACGTTTCAAAATTCTGCCCTCATTTTACTCAGGTTGTTTCTGGCGGATCAGTTGTCAGATTATCATTTAAGGATTTGAATAACGAATTAATTACTGGAACATTTAAATTTTAATACGATGAC